GAGCCACGGGCAGCGTCGGCCCGCAGGGACCAGCTGGCAACTCGGCTTCAGCGACAACGTCGGCATCCGACCTGACCAGCGGCACGCTGGCAGACGCTCGGCTGTCTGCAAACGTGGTGCTGACGGGCGATAGCAGGCTGACTGATTCACGCACTCCGACAGACGGCAGCGTAACAACAGCCAAACTCGCAGACGGCAGCGTAACGACGGCAAAAATTGCGTCAACAATTGCCACCTATGCAACGCTGGCGACGGCGGCGAACCAACCGTCGTCCGCGCTAGACGTGTATCCGCGTGGCGAGGCTACTACTGGAAATTCGGGCGCCACGTCTGGGCAGATATTTTTCATATTTTTCACGCCGACCGTTTCTTTCACGGTCTCTTCTATTACGTTTGTGTCGGGAACAACAGCCGGGGCTAGCCTCACGCTGGCGCGGTTCGGTCTGTATACGTTCGACGAAACAACGGTCACACTGGTGGCGAGAACGGCTTCCGACACCACATTATTCGCGGCAACAAACACCGCCTATACGCGGAGCCTCGCGACAACAGGTGGTTACCCTGCCACCTACACATGCAATGCTGGCACTCGCTATGCGGCAGCCGTGATCGCAGTGGGCACCACCGCGCCGAATTTCGCCGGAAGAGCAATTGTCACAGCCGTAGGCGGGCAGACTCCAAGAATGGCCGGTCAGATCAGCGGGCAGTCTGACCTAGTGACATCTGGCACGCCGGTAAATGCTCAGGCAAACATCTACGCGAGGCTGACATGAGCGACTCCATCACCGTGACCACCACCTACATCGGCGTGATTGACGGCCTGCATACGTGGGAGGTGCGAGACGAGAGCGGCGTGATCATTGGCTACAACCGCTCGCCATACCCGCCGTGTCCCGGCGATGGCTGGGTGTTGGACGAAGTGAATTGCGTGTGGATCGAGGCATAGCCGGTCGCTTTGCTGCCGGTCGCCGTGACAATGCCAGCCACGAGGTGCCGCGATGTCTAACGTCTTCTCTTTGCTGCCTGGACAACTTGACGTAACTTTCGTGGTTGCAGACGAAGTCAACGTAGCCATCAATGTGGGCGTGAACATCACCGGCTACACGCTGCAATCGGCTGTCTACGTGGCGAGCACTGGTGGCTTTCAAGGTGGCGGCGGCGGCACTGTATCAACTGTAGGTGCGACTGCTGCAACGCCGACGATTCAGGTGGTGACGGCTTCCACCGGGGCAATCATCTGGAGCCTGACAGAAACGCAGACGGCGGCGCTGAGTCCGGCAATCAAGTACCTCTGGTATCTCCGCTGGATCACGCCTAGCACGACCATGACTCGGACCATTCTGGCTGGCAGCTGCATTCCGAGGGCACCCGGCGCATGAGCGAAATATCGGTCGCAGTCAACGGCTCAACGACGATCAATCCGACTGTCGGCAATGGCGACACGGTGAGCGTCACAATTGCATCTAGCGGCGAGCGTGGGCCTAGCGGTGCGGTTGGCTCAACTGGTCCTGCTAATTCACTTTCCATTGGCACCGTTACACAAGGCACTGCTGCTGCGACGATCACCGGAACGTCGCCCAATCAGGTGCTGAATCTGGTTCTCCAGAAGGGCGACGCCGGCACAAACATTGAGCTACAAGCCACAAGCACGCACATCCAGTGGCGGCTCGTTGGAGGCTCGACGTGGACGAATCTCGTTGCGTTGTCTGCGATCACTGGACCGACCGGCAGCACAGGAGCGGCTGGTGCTGCCGTCGAATTGCAAGCCAGCGGAACGCACATTCAGTGGCGATACGTTGGCGGCTCAAGTTGGACAAACGTGATTGCGCTGTCGTCTCTCGTCGGTGCCACTGGCGCGACGGGTGCCACAGGCCCGGCTGGCCCGTCGGGCTCCGTGAACCTCGCAGACGAGACGCCGCAGCCGCTGGGGACAGCGTCGGCAGGCACGGCGCTCTCAGCAGCTCGAGCAGATCACGTGCATGCGGTCGGATCAATCACCTACTCGTCGCTCTCTGGCATCCCGTCGACGTTCGCTCCGGCAGCCCACACGCAGGCGATCTCGACAGTGACTGGGTTGCAGGACGCCCTCGACGCCAAACAGGTCGCAGGCACGTACTGTCCACTTGTAAATTCACAGGTTCCGAGTAGCTACCTTCCCAGCTATGTCGATGACGTGGTTGAGTACGCCAACCTCGCGGCGTTTACGGAGCAATCTACCGGCAAGATCTACGTCGCCCGCGACACCGGCAAGATATACCGTTGGAGCGGCTCTGCTTACGTCGAGATCTCGCCTTCTCCAGGCTCGACGGACAGCGTGACTGAGGGATCTACAAACCTTTACTACACCAATGCACGAGCCTCGGCAGCGGCTCCAGTGCAGAGCGTAGCGGGCCGCACGGGGACGGTGACGCTCGCAAAGTCTGACGTCGGCCTCGGCAACGTGGACAACACGGCAGACGCCAGCAAGCCGGTATCGACGGCACAGGCTGCCGCAGACGCAGCCGTCCAGGCGTACGCGATCCAGCGAGCCAATCACACCGGGACGCAGACGGCCAGCACCATCAGCGACTTCGCGACGCAAGCCGCGAAATATGGGCCAGTGACGAGCGTCAACGGGCTTACGGGCGATGTCACGGTAAGCGGTGGGTCTGGGAGCTACACGCTTCCGACAGCATCGGCCAGCGTCCTCGGAGGCATCAAGGTCGGCAGCGGCCTGTCGATCTCGTCTGGCGTGCTGTCTGCCACCGGCGGTGGTGGCGGCTCGGCCAACATCGTTGAAGCCGCGACGGCTGCTGGCTTCTTGGCGACCGGCGCGAGCGGCACGCTGTACATCGCCACGGATGCGAGCCGCGTCTATCGGTGGGATTCATCGGGCGTCTACGTCGAGATCGGCCCGCAGTAACTAGAGGTAATCATGGCACTCAGTTTTCCCAGCAGCCCGTCAGTCGGGGCTACCAGCACGCAGAACGGCCGCACCTATACGTGGACAGGATATGCGTGGGAGTTAGTGGCGGGCGGCGGCGGCGGCAGCGTGACGATTGGCGATTCGCTGTGGGACTCCACGGTGCTGATGCTTCACTGCAACAGCCTCGCGGATAGCTCCAGCCTCAACGCCACGCCAACGGCGGCGGGAAATGCAGCCGTCACCGGCTCGCCAAAGTTCGGAATTGCAAGCCTCACGTTGGACGGCAACGGCGACTATGTCTCCTATGGGTCGAATCCGCAGTATGCGTTCGGCACTGGCGACTTCACTGTTGAGTGCTGGTTTAAGGCCGCAGAGGTCAAGAGCCAGTACATGTTGATGATTGACACAACTGGCGGCGTCGGGTTTGGATTTGAGGGTGGCAATTTTACACTTGGTCGTCGCGCGCAGACTTATGACCTAAACTACACCTACGCGCCGACTGTTGGGGTTTGGACGCATTACGCTGCGTGCCGGTCTGGAACGACGCTGCGATTATTCATCAACGGCACGCAGGTAGCGTCGGATACGAACACGCGAGACTACTCCATCACCGGCCCGGTGATTATCGGCGGCATTGCAGCGTTGGCAAGCTACTCGTGCAACGGGCAGATCGACGAGTTCCGCATCACTCGCGCAGCCCGCTACACGGCAAACTTCACGCCGCAGACGGCGGCGTTTCAGGACGGACAGGCTCGCGCCTTCTCAGTAGCATTCTCATGACCGACCACGAAACACTCACCGTCGCCCTCGCCTACGCGGCTCTCGCGCTGGTCGGCCCGTTCGTCCTCACGCGGCTCATGCGTTGGGCTGAGAGCAGCGACGCGCAGAGTCTGGCGATGGAGATCGGGACGGCGATTGAGGGGGTGACGCGATGAAGTCGCTCATGCTCGACATTCTGCTCACGTCAGCCGTTACCGGATTCGTTATCTGGCGGTGGTCAATGCTGCTGCCTCGCGTTATGCGAGCGGTGCAGCCAGTGGCAGCGAGCGTGCTTGAGCGGCGTCGAGAGATGGAAGCACTTCAGGAGGAGCCAGCACGATGAGCAGCGTCCTCCGCAGCATCGCAGACAGTCTCGCCGCTGGCTTGCAGTCCGTGACGTGGGCTATTTCTTCCACCACTGTCGAGCGCAGAAACTGGGCGAATATCGACATAGACGCCATGAGCGTGCCTCGGGTGTTTGTCGTGCCAGGCAACGCTGACGTCACACGTATCAGCCGTCAGGTGATGCAGGTCGATTACACCGTGACTGTCTTCGTCGGGCGTCACGTCACGACTGACGGTGAGGTTGACGGGATGCTTGATCTCGCAGACAGCGTCATGCTCCAAGTGCGTGCTCACTCGTTCGGCCAGTCAGTGACGTGGCCGGCTGGCGTTACCAGCCCGCAGACGGTCGGCATCGACCTGAATCCTGACGACGCTCTCACGGAGCGGAACGTCTGGCGAGCCGTCATTACGGCGACGTATCGGGTGTTTGAGACGAACGTGCTGCCGACTGCTTAGGAGGCTGCCGTGTCAATCGTTGCAATTGATCCGTCGTTCTTCCCGGCACCGTTTCGGTTCCGCGTCGGTACGAAGTTCAAGTGGGACACGCCGAAGGTCAAGCGACTGCTCAACGACGCCAATCGTCGCTCGCTCAAGAAGGCGGGCCGGATCGTCTTTAATGCGGCACGCTCTAGCAAGGTGATAAGTAGGCGGTCACCACGGGCGAAGACTGACATCCGGTACAAGATTGGCGAGCGACAGGGCTACCAGCTGTACGCCGTGATCGACAAAGTGCCGAAGTCCGACGTCGTCACCAGCTGGAGAACGAGCCGCTTTCCCGGAGGCTTTCTCTGGAAGAGTCTTGAGTACGACTACAGCACTACCAGCAAGACCGTTGTCGTTGGACCTGGCTCAACCCGAGGCTACAAGGTCGCGTCGCTCCAGGCTTACGGCGGGACGGCGAAGTATTGGTTTCAGCCATTTGCCAGAAAAGGTCAGTCAAAGTACAGCCGCAAGGTCTATGGCAGGCTGACAAACTCGCGGCCAATGGCTGGCGGCAGAAACGGCGTGCCGCAGATGGGAGTCTTCTCGTTCACACGGCAGCTGCGTGGCAGAGAGTACATGGAGCGAGCCACGAGGATTGCCTTGGCGTCTGGCAAGATTCCAGAGCAGTGGCGGAACTCACTTCGCTACGGCGGTGGAAGCTAGCCACGGCATACCCGGTCTAGTTTCGTCCTTACTGCCCATACCGTGAGCGAACCAGCCGCACCGCTGGCACTCGCACACGAGGGCACACATGCCAGTTTCCTCTCCTTCCGTCACGATCACGCTCGGTAAGGATGTGACCGTCACGGGCGTCACGAACGCTCGCTCTGCCACCGTCACGAACTCTGCCAGCGACGTTGACGTCACCAAGTTTGGCGACTCAAGCCGCAAGTTCCGCAAGGCGCTCATTGAGCAGACCATCGAGCTTGAGTGCGTGGACGCTCCCGGCGTCACCATCGGCGGCACCTTCACGATCGGCGGCACGCAGACCGGCAACGCCACCTACGTGGTAACGAACATAGCCCAGAGCCAGCCGCTTGACGGCATCATCACCTACACCGTTTCGGGCAGCCGCACCGTTTCTGCCTAACACACACAGGGAACCGCACACATGGCTATTTCTCTCGGCAAAGACGCAGCGTCCGCTCCTCCGTTTGGCACAGGCGTCATCTCGGCGACCTACACCGAAGAGTGCGAGACGATCGACATCTCCAACCGTTCCAACATCGGCGGCTCTTCTGGTGCTCCTGGCCGAAAGGTCAGCAAGGCCGGATTTGTCACCAAGATGTGGGAGATCGAGTGCCACGATGCAACGTCGCTGGTGTCGAGCCTCGAGGCCGCTGGCAGTGGATTTACTGTCATGAGCGTCAGCGAGAACATCAGCATTGACGGTGCCGTGACGTTCAACGTGACGGCCAAGGAGTTCTGATGGCGATCACGCTGGGGAAGGACTGCTCCATCTACCTTGATGGTGGCTACATCGCCAGCGCTCGCAACGTGACGCTGACAGAGTCGGCACGCACCATTGACGTGAACCCATACGGCAGTCGGTACGCGGCTACCTACAGCACTGGGTACGAATGCACCGTGAGCGTCGAACTCAACGACGTCGCTGGCCTCGGTACTGCGTTTCAAAAGATGCACTCGGGCGGCACGTTCATGGTCAACGGCGGTGCAGCTGGCTTCTCGTTCCTCGCCGTGCTGACAGGTATCAGCGAGAGCGATCCGGTGGATGGCGTGGCGACGTTCACGCTTGAAGGAAAAATGACTGATCCTCGTCTTGTGAGGGAATAGGCATGCGTGAGTTCCGGGACGACCAGGGCAGGCCGTGGCAGGTGGCGTTGACCGTCGCCTCAGCGCTTCGCGTACGCGACAACGTCACCGTTGACGTCGTGGACGAGGCGACCGGCGAGCGAAAGGTCATGCCGTTTGACCTGGTGGACGCTGCGAACATCTCGCAGACGTTCCAAGTGCTTCGCAGCCAGTACGCCAAGATTGGCGAGATCCTCTACGCATTGCTCACAAAGCAAGTCGAGACCAAGGGACTGAGCAGGGAAGACTTCCTCGACGGTTTGCGTGGCGATTCACTGGACGCTGCGACGAAAGCACTGGAGCAGGAACTCGTTGATTTTTTCCCGCAGCGCCTCCGCAAGATGATCGGGCTTCTCGCGTCCAAGATGGACGAAGTGCAAAACGAGATGCTCGGCAGAGCGGAGGCGGGACTCGAGAAGGCGACGATCGAGAGTCTGGCAGGAGCGTCTGGGACGCAGTCTGGGAAGCCGCCGGAATCCTCGGAGTCCATCCCGGCAAGTGGACAGTCAGACAACTCTTCGCCGCTCGCGACAGCCGCCTAGAGCATGACTGGTGGCACACGGCAAACATCCTCGCACAGCAAGCGAACATCAACCGAGACAAGAACTCGCCAAAGGCAGACCCTCGCAAGCTGAATCCGTACGCAAAGAAACCAAAGCCGAGACAGGCGACGCCTGATGACCTAAAACGCCTCTTTGGGCAAGACTGGCAGAAACACGTATGAGTTCGAGTTCAGTCAAAGCCGGTGGCGTATTTGTTGAGATCGGTGCCGATCCGAGGAAGTTCTTCTCGGCGCTGAACAAGGTCAACAAGTCCCTCGGCAACATGGGCCGCTCGCTATCGTCTGGTGGCGGGCGACTCGCAGCTGCTGGTATCGGCATGGCGGCACCGATTGCCGCTGCCGTGCGTCAGGGTGCGTCGTTTGAATCGACGCTGTTGAGCATCAGAGCCAGCACCGGAGCGACCGTAGGCGAGATCGACAAGATCAAAGCGTCTGCGATGCAGATGAGTCAGGCTCTCGGCGTCGGGCCGACCGAGGCTGCCCAAGGGATGCTTGCTCTGCTCAAGGCTGGCATGCCGCTTGAGGAAGTTCTCAATGGCGGCGCTACTGCGGCTGCCCAGTTCGCAAAGGTCGGTGAGCTAGACATCACGACTGCTGCCGAAACGATGAAAGACGCCATGAACGTCTTTGGCGTATCTGGCGAAAATGCAGCAAACACGTTATCTGCTGCCGCAGATGCGTCAAGTACAAGCATTGAGCAAATCGTGCAGGCTTTTGCTCAATCTTCAGCGCAAGCGCAGTTGTCAAACCAAAGCATCACGGATCTATCTGCCGCGCTGGCAATAATGGCTAACGCTGGCGTGAAGGGCAGCGACGCAGGCACGAGCGTTAAAACGATGCTTCAGCGGCTGTCTGCTCCAGCAGACGACGCCGCAAAGGCATTGGGTGACATTGGGCTGTCTACGAATTCGTTCCGTGACGCCGACGGCAAAATGAAGCCGATGGTTGAAATCATCGGCACCCTCAATCAAGCGATGGGAGGACTAGGCCAGGCTGCCAAGGACGACGTCTTCCGCCGCATCTTCGGCGCGGACGCCATTCGTGCAGCATCAATTCTTGCTACGTCTGGCGTGGACGGATTCAACGGCATGCGAGACGCGATGGCATCTGCCCTGCCGGTTGGCGAGAAGTACAAGCTGCTCATGTCTGGCCTTGCTGGTTCTGCCGGAAGGGCCTTGGCAGCTTTGCAGCGGTTGGCTATTGCCGTGTCTGACGCTGTAGCGCCGGCACTAGCCAGAGCTGTGCCGTTCATCAGCGGCTTCATTGACGGGCTGACAAAGTTGGCGACGGACAACAAGGAAGCAATCGTCCTGTTCGCTAAAGTTGCCGCCGCAGTCATTGGAATCGGTGCAGCGATGGCGACTGTCGGCTATGCAATGCAGGCGCTCAGCGTCTCTATCGGTCTTGTCTTGAGTGGCTTCGGGCTTTTCTCTGCACTTGCTAGCCCGGTGCTGCTTGTTGCTGCTGGCATCGGCGTGGCGACCTTCGCTCTTTTTAAGTTCAAAGACCAGATCGGCGCGGCGCTCAGCCCGGTTGGCTCTCTCGTTCAACAAGCGGCAGGAGCAATCGTAGACGGCTTTGGGCCTGCCGTGTCTGACGGCATTGTGGTGCTCAATGACCTAGCAGCTACTGCCACGACTACATTCAACGGCATCTACGAAGCCGTCGCTGCTGGTGACTTGTCCGGTGCCATGGACGTTCTCTGGGCAGGGCTCGTCGCCGGCTGGCTGCGTGGCACAGAAGCGCTGATGTCCTACGTTGACCCGTGGGTGGCAGCATTCCAAGACGTTTTCACTGACGTCGGTGCTGGCGTCTACATCGCTTGGGACAAACTCTACACCGACTCGGCTGCGATCCTGAACACGATGGGTGCGTTCATCACTGGTTTCTTTGACAACATTGCAAACGGCGTGATGGCGACGTTTGACAACCTTGTCGCTGAGATTCAGATTGCGTGGACGCGGGTGCAGGGATTCATCACCGGAGCTAAAGACACTGGTGAGCGGATACAGGCGATTAAAGACGAGAACGCTGCGCGGGCAGAGCAGCGGGCGCAGGAACGACCTGGGATCATCGCTCGCACTGACAAGGCTGCTGTAGAAAACGCAAAGGCAGAACAGCAGCGTCAGGAGCGCGTTGGTGCCGTGATGGCTGGTGCCGAGGCCGACAAGGCTGCAAGGCAAGGCGAGAACGCCAAGCGAGCCGCCGAGCGTCGTGCTGGCGTTGTTGCTGCCGAAGACAGGCTCACCGAACTGACTACGGCAAAGCAAAGCGAGCGTGATGCAGCCAAGAAGGCGGCAGAGGAGATCGCAGCCACAACCGGAGCGTCTGCTGCGTCTCCAGGCGAAAAGGCAGCGACGGCTGGTGCTGGTGCAGCTGGTGCTGACTCTGCCACCAGCAAGGCAGAAGTCGCGGGCACGTTCTCATCGACCAACCTTGGCGGCATGGGCTTTGGCTCGTCGCTTGCTGAACGCACAGCGAAGGCTGCCGAAGACACTGCCAAGGGAGTCAAGGAACTTGTAGACCAAGGCGGTGGAAAGGTGGCAGCGTAATGGCAGACCTTGTGTGGATTGAAGACGGCGATTCGCGGCAGGCAACGATTGTCCGCAAGGGCAAGAAGGCGCAATCGACGTACACGAAGTCATACAAGATTTTCGGCACTGCCGACGATACGGTGCTGCACACTGCCATCAACGCAGAGATCAGCGCCTACGGAAAGTATTGGCAGTATCCTGGCGTATCTGGCATGCAGCTGATGGCAGAGTCCTACTCTGTCTCGTTCCTCGGCGACAATGCGTGGCAGCTGACGATCACCTACTCGAAGGACGGTGCCGAAGATGGCACTGAGCCGCTGAAGCGTGCTCGATCGTTTGACACGACTGGCGGCACGCAGCACATCACGCAGGCTGCTGGTGGTTCAATCACGGTGTTCCGTGGCGCTGGTGGATCTTCTACCGTCGTCACGGCAAGTTCAGAGCGTCGCTATCCTCCTGGCTCAGCGCCAGACATGAGCGAGGCGATCGGCGTGGACTCCAGCGGAGTCAATGGCGTTGACATCGTCACGCCACAGTTGCAGTGGCAGGAATCGTACGACGTGCCTGATGTGTACGTCACGAACAACTACATCCGTGGAGTGTCTGCTCTCACTGGCACAGTCAATAACGCATCGTTTCGTGGGTTCTCTGCTGGCGAGGTGCTGTTTCTCGGTTGTTCCGGCTCGCACGAATGGGACGATCAAAAGGGGCGCGGGCCTTGGTCACTGTCGTACCGTTTTGTCGCGTCGCCTAACGTCACAAGCCAGACCATTGGGACCATCAGCGGCATTGAGAAAAAAGGGCACGAATACCTCTGGGTGCGGTACGAGGAATCAACGTCTGGCTCTGACCTAATCAAGAAGCCGAAATACGTGTACGTTGACAAGGTCTACAAGGACGGAGACTTCTCGGCGCTCGGCATAGGAACCAGCTGATGCCACGCCAAGACGGACGACTTGAGCCCGGCCAGCCGCTGCGTGGTGCAATCTCAGCGCGAGCGTGGAACCGCACGCAGGACGCTGCTGACCTTGTGCTTGGGGCACACGCCGGCACGGAAGGCGGTGTTCCCGGCTCGCCTGTGCTGAAGCCGTATACGTGGTGCTTCTGCAAGCCTAGCGTGACCGTGGCACGCTGGGGCGTGTTGGCGATCACTGGCGTTGCCATCACGCCTACAGGCTCGTCAGGTGGTGCGACAGCGTCCTTCGAGGAGATGCCGGTTCTGACGGGCGGCACGCCTTCTGCGACGACGACGGCGTGGTGCGTGGCTGTCGAGCCGATTGAATCAGGGAAGGTTGGCAGGGTGGCTGTGGGTGGCGTGGTGCAGCTGAAGGCGGATGACCTCGGCAAG